ACAGGGGCTACAGGGGCTACAGGGGCTACAGGGGCTACAGGGGCTACAGGGGCTACAGGGGCTACAGGGGCTACAGGTCCTTCTACTGAATACGACCCCTTATCGGTTCATCTTAACCCCCCAACAGCTTATCAAACCATAACTTCCCCAGATTCAGGCTATGTCCAAATAGGAGATATGTATACAGGCTACGGTGCGATAGGCTTTAACGATACCCTCACAGCAGATAACTACGCCCTTACACAAGACAAGGCTGTCGGCGGTGCTACTTATCTCAATGCTAAAGACGGCAGTTCAATATACTTTAATATTGGTAATTTTACATACGGTTCAATAAATTACCCTGATGGTAATTGGGTTATTGGTGGAGTTAGTGGTTTTACCACAAACAACCCCATACTCTACCATTGCGGTCAAATCGCTTCCGCTTCTGATTACATCGCTTGGCAACTTGATGATACGGACGATTACTTTCACCTTTCCCCAAAGCCAGTTGGTAGTGGTGGTCAGCTTTTAGGCTTCAAGATAGATATGCCAGTTGACCTCGTAGACAACGACCTCACCACCACAGGCACTACCACCACAACAAATATACTTGGCGCTGGCGGTACTGTTCCCCCTCTAATGGCTATCACCGTAGACGGCGAGGGTTCACAATACCAACTTGTGAATAAAGAGTATGTCGACTTAGCCGTATCTTCGTTGTCCTTAACAGAGTTCTTCCATAATGACGCTTCGGATATAGGAATAGAGAGTGGTGTTCAGTATTACTTAATGGACACTACAGAGGACGCTTCCGCAACTGTAACTAGTGCTGGAGTACCTACAGGTGCGGCGGTAAACATATTTAACTTCGCCACCGCTTCGGGTTCTCCCGCTTTGGATAGATTGGTCGCTGGTATCTACCACGTCCATATGCACGCTTATCGCTCGGCATCCGTTACAAGGACGGTTACTTTATATTACGAATTATATAAAAGAGTTTTAGCAGGGACTGAAACCTTGCTCGGTGCATCGGAAGTAGTTACTCTCTCTACCACATCGGAAGAACTCGAGCCTCATCTTGCTTTAGCCACAGAAGTCCCATTACTCACTACCGACCGATTAGTAATTAAAATGTGGGCAACTGTAACTGGTGCTGGGGGGGCTGACCCTGCGGTAAGTATAGACGTAGGCTCTGCGGAGAACTCCCACTTTGCTGTAAACATCAACGCACTGGATTTACAAAATATATTCGTTCCTTATGCGGGTGCTAAGAGCGACGTGGATTTAGGTAGTAAGAATCTCACCACCACAGGCTTCCTCGGTGTAGGCGGTATCAACGACAACGCAGGCACTCCAGCTTTAAGCATAGACCCGAATAATAGAATACTTTACACAACAGACGGTAGTCCTTCTTTATCTTGGGAAGAAAGAATAGCGTATAATGCTAGTGGTAATGAAATGTTTAATTGGGTTAATGAAAACAATGTAGTGTTTAATGATAAACTTTTGTCTGGAGTTGATAGTGTATTAGGCGTAGCTGAAAATATTGGCGTAAATTTGTATAATGGAACACTTGCTGATAGTGCGCCAAATATTAGTTTAGATTGGGAAAACAGAATTCTTTATGCAAGTGATGGGTCTACTGAAAGCCTTAACTGGGGAAATGGTTTATTTAAAGACGCTTCTGGATATGAAAGCATAGACTATTATCAAAGAATTTTTAGAAACATAGACGAAACAGCGGTTATTACTTGGGATGGGGGAGTAACCTTAAAAGATAGTTCGGGAGTGAGTGCTTTAGGAACTGATGAAAGGTCTTTTTATGATACTAGTGAGGTGCTTTCTTTGGATTGGGGGAACAGAATATTCTATGCAAGTGATGGAACTACACCTGTTTTAGATTATAGTGTCCCTTATACTTCTGGTTTATTGGGGGGATTAAAATTTGCTTTATCTTCTAACGAAGTTAACGGAGTTGCAGGTATAGAGAATACAAATGCTGATGGTTATGCTTCTTTTTTAGCTGTGAATGACCAAGGAAATTATATGGGTTTTGGTTATGGTGGAAGCAACACAGCAGTCCCTTTTCCTTATATTAGCGGAGATGGAATTGAAGATTTTCATTTCTTTAATTTTGCTAATATAAACATGGGTGAATATTCCATCACAACCGCTGACGGTAACGCTGGGCAAGTTTTAACGACAGACGGGGCAGGAACAGTGTCTTGGGAAGATGGAGGCGGTGGAGTAAAAACTCATTCTTTCGGTATGATTATAGATGGCGGTTCATCGCTTATCGCTACTGGTATCAAAGGTTATGTTACTATCCCTTACACAGGCACAATTAAGTCTTGGACATTATTAGAGTGTTCAGCGACTCCAGTTTCAAGTTCTATCGTTATTGATGTTTGGAAAGACACTTACGCTAATTATCCCCCGACAGTAGCAGATACTATGATAGGTGGTGGCGGAACGAAGCCTACCTTAACGAGTGCTATTAAGAATACTGACTCTACCCTTACTGACTGGAATACTGCGGTTACGGCAGGAGATATTATAGGATTCAATGTGGACTCGGTTTCAGGAGCGTATAGAGTATCAATAACCTTTGAGATAGAACAATAGGAGAACAATATGGCAGTAATTTATGTAGATCTTGTAAGTGGTGATGATACTACTGGAGACGGAACGGCAGGGACTCCGTACAAAACATTAAATAAAGCTGACGGCATTGTCAATGGACCACACGATATTCGTGTCGCTAAAACCACTGCCGCCGCCACGGTTGGTGCGGCTACAACTTTTGGCTGGGCAAATAACTCTGTTAGCGTTTCTACCTCAACCGACCTAACTGGAGTGTTAGCTACTGGAAATTATATTGGTAAACCTACTGCCACAGGAAATGGAGCTGTCGAGACATTTTATAGGATAGCCTCTATCACATCTACCACAATTACTTTGGTGAACCGATATTATGGGACAACAGGAAATACAACTGGTGCATTACAGATAACGCCTGTTACAACGGGTCCAGCAGCTGGAAACGCAATGACAGTTACCGTGGCTGGACATACTGTTAGTGGTGGGTGGAATCTGGCGGGTTCACCGACTCAAGATGGGGAAACTTGGGTAAAATCAAATAACGCTAATTGGGCAACTACGGTGAAATACTTTTTTAGTAATACCACTTATGCAATAACAGTTTCAAAATTTAATGTCATTGAACAACAGATAGTTTTTAACTGCACGACTGGAGCAATAAATTGTAGCTACTGCACCTTTTATACTTATAACTATATCAATGTTTCTACTTCTAACGCATCAATTCCAACATTTGACCATTGTTTTTGTTTAAGCGGTAATTCCTATTCATTACTTATTTACACAACAACTGCTTCAATAACAAATTGTGTCTTTATAGTCCCAGTATCAGGAGCAAGCATCGCTGGTATTCTAATAAATATAGCTGGGTCGGCTTATACCGCAGGGATAGTTCTAACAAATAATTATATGGTCAATTGTGTTAGGGGACTGAATATATTAACCCCAGGAATTTCACTTGTTTCTTGTAGTGGAAACGTAATAGATAATTGCACAACCCCAATAGAAATTACTGGAACAAATAACGATACTGTGATAAGTGGATTCGCCATTTCGAACACAACTGTTGGGATAGACTTTGGAATAAATACGTTTCAAAATGCCGTTATTCAAAATTGCACATTCACTTCTTGCTCTACTGCTGGGATAAAGGGTCGTTGTAAAGGATGGAACATAGAGAACTGCACATTCACAAACTGCGGTTATGGTATTTATTTAACTGATTCTTATTCTTTTAACGTTAAAATAATGGGATGTACGTTTACTACGCCTACAACATACGCTATCTATCATCCTGGAGCTACTACTGTTTCGGTGGTTGACTGCACTATTGACGCTCCGAGCATAGCAAAAGCCTATAATATTGTATCTGGTACGAATAACATCGAACCACTTTACATATTTAAAAATAGTTTCGGACTCCCAGACGGTCTTTACTATCCGTTTGGTTCTCTGATTACAGATACGACTGTCCACACCTCCGCTCCGTCAATGAAGTTTACTTATGACGCAACGAACCAAACAAATTACACCACCAGATTTCCTGTAGTGAAATTCTATACACCGAACGCAACTGGTAGACAGTTAAGCATCTGGATTAAGACAAGCAACGCTGGGTGGACTGGTACAATCATTCCAGAGTGGAGACTGAACGGCAAGCTTATAAAAACAGAGGATAGCATTACTCAAGCGACTCCTTTAGATACTACTTGGAGACAATTTACTTGGAGCTGTGCGAATAACCTTGTTACTACTGATGGCGTCCTGGCGATGGTATTCCAAATACGAAGCACGAATCACTCCCTTTACTGGGATGACGTGCTATTGGAGGCAGTATGATATTTTGGCTAACGGATAGCATTGTGGAACTGAATGATACAGTAGAGTGGGAATACGGAAATAACGGAATAGTCTGTCTTGCTGGAGGATATGTATTTGTAAATCGTAATGACAACGAGAGGATAGCAATATGGAGCTAAACGGATATGTCTATGAGTTAAGTGGATTCCAATGCGACCTCAATATGGGTAAGTCGCTGTCCTTTGTATTTAAAGTTTATAAGGACGGCAAATATAAGTGGGATTACTCGTTCTCGGTTGGCGGTAAGGACTATGACATTATGCTCGCTGATATAGACGACCAGATAGAAGCTCGTCTTGCAACGGCGGTTACCAATAAGCCTTATGTACCACCGCCTGACATAGCCGATTTGACGGCTAAGGTTCTTGCGGAGAAAGAAGCGAGCCTGAAGAATTTACAAGATAAGGTAAGTGTAGTATCGGCAGAGATAGCACAAATTAAGGAGGAGTAAATGGATTATTTATTGAAAGTAGTATCACCCGCAGTAGAAGCGAAGGTAGTGGATGGCAAGGAAATAAAAGGCAGACTAGCGACCTATGAACTAACACAGTTGCAGAAAGCTGTTGACGCAGAAGGCAAAGAAGTCGTGGTTCGCACACAAAAAATTAATATGACCAAAACACAGGTAGAAAATAGAATCGCACGGTTGGAAACTGAACTGGCGAAGTGGAATAAAATAAAGGCGGATATGTAGTATGAACCTATCCACTGAATTTTATCTCAATATTGTAATCTACGTCCTTGGTCTATTCCTTGCTATTGTGAGAGTATCTTATATGCTTGGAAAGTTGGAGACAACCTTCATCTCTAAAGACCAATTTGAAGGCTTTAAGAAATTCTGCCACGAATCGTTTGTTCGCTCAGATATCTGTAATAAGGAGCATACGCACGACAAGGAGGACAGGGATAGAATTGAGCGACAGAATATAGACGCACGGCACGAACTTGCCTCCAAGATACAGACCCTGATACTTAAATACGACAATCTTTCGGACAAGATGGACGAACTGAAACAGATGATAGTAACCCTACAAGCGAGGGCAGACAAGTGAGTAAGGAAGGTGAGGGCGTGACCAGAGAAGAACGTATTAGATTTCTCGCAGAGAGTAGGCATAACTACCTTCTCCTATGCCATAAACCTTCTGACAGCTTACATAATTGGCTCTGGGCTGAACAGCTTTACGAACGTGAAGAAGCTGATAAGAAGAAAACCAAACTACAAAGGGAGGGTTATTAGAGTATGTGGAAATGGCTAATAAGTACATGGCAGATAATACTTTTTATCTGGAGGTATATCCACCCTATCTATGATGATCTTATGTGTACCATACGGGAGGTAAGCAACTGTAATTTCACTAATGAAGAAGCGCGTAAAAAAGTTTTTCAGGTCATAACTGATCGGGTTCAGGCAAGGGGTTTAGAGAAGATACCTGACTCCGTATTAAACTGTGCCATAGAGCTATGTTACCAGATATACGCATGGAAGAAAACAGAGGCTAAGTATGGGACAAAATATAACTAAGTTCTTTGCCGGACTCTTGGCACCAAAGGCAGTAACTGATGTGTTGGACAACCAAGACCCCAAGTCTTTAGCCAAAGACTGCGCCATAGGGCTCAGGAACATGGTTATCTCCCAAATAGGCAGTGCGCCATACAATAAGCTCAGAACGCGCCTCATATCGTGGCTGGACGCGTTTTACATGGCTTTCAGGAAAGAGTTATGAACTGTTTAGGCGATTATATAAATAAATTCTTAAAGAAACAGGCGGAGAAGGGTTTTATTATTTCATGGACCGATGGCCCGGCGTTCGATCCGACAGACCAAGTGCGTACGGATCCGCTTGCGGACATAGCTAAATCAAAGGAGGCGAAGGATGAACGCAATAGAAAAGAAGTTAAGTAAGATAGCCGCGTGGTTCCAGCCCGCATATAACAAGATAGATGCGTGGGACTTGCCGTGGCTGAGGGCTATCCTGAAAGACGTATGGGGAAAGCTCGATGAAAGTATCAAAAAAAGTCTGTACGACTTTATAACAGCCTTCACAAAAAAGTATGGAGAAGATAAGGCGAAAGAGTTAGCCGATAAAATAAAGGCTATTCTGAAAAGCGCAGGGGAATAAATAAAATACCCCGGGGGTGTTAACACCGCCGGGGTATCTTTATGACTACTTTTTAATAGGTTTGACAGGCGCTTCAGGCGGTTCAACGATCGAATCGAGATTAGCGATGTCTACAGCAGAGAGTTTATCCATACTCTCTAAACAAGCGAAGGGTATTTTCTCCCCACCTAAATCGACCTCGGTGTCCATGAGGGCATTTATGTCCTTCTCAAACGCATCTTTATTCTTGGCGGGGATGGTGTACTTCCCCATCGGCTTACCATCGGGAGTCTTTGCTTCTTCCCCGTACTTTTTGTAAAGGTCGCGCGAAGCGTCCTGGACGTGTTTAAACTCGTCCATTATCTTTAGCGTAATCTTACGCATCCGATATGCCAACTTCACATCTATGTCTTTTTGTAATATCTTGTTCAATGTAGCGCTTATCTCATCCAACTTCCTCAATTTCAATATCATTTTATTCTCTCCTTTATTTTTTAACTGCGACACAAAGTGTTATGTACTCCGGTGTTTCCTCGCCCCCTTCCTCCCATTGATGTTTGTCTTTGCACCAATTAAATCTTGTCGACCAATGGATGTCGAGTAGATTACGGAATCTCCAGGTTAAAGTCTTTAGCGTATACACCCGAACGTGCCCGGGGCAGTAAAAGGACGGCACAGAAAATATTATCGGCTTACCTTTTGGAATATTGGCGAGGACTTTCAAATCGTCCGATAAATGCTCAAGGACCTCGAGACAAGTATACCCGGAATAGTCTATCCGAGTATAACTTTTAGGGTCGTACGCATCTGCAATTCGCATAGGGTTCTTACAGAGATCGAAACCATCGTAACTGTCAAAGTATTTAGCTAAGGGGGCCTTCGGGCCGCAGCCTATGTCCAGGATTTCCGTAGTCTTACCTACGAGTTCCTGTACTTTTTCGTAGATATTAAGGTATCGCGCCTCTCCATCAGGGAGTTTACCATAGAAGTCCGGGGATAGCTCAGCGCGGTTACGGACAAATAGCACGTTTTTATTTTCTACTATCTCAGCGAACATGAGCCAGTTGTCGCGGTTACGGGTGTGTACCATATCCGCCATAAACAGAAGCGCTTCTTTGAAGTCGGCGTTGTAAAGGATGGCTTTATAGCATGAGTGGCGGGCTTCTTCGCCCCTCTGTAATTGCCACAGACATCGGGCGCGCATGAGGTAAGCGTCGGCTATCTCCGGGGTCCACGTGGCTATCTTTAGGTACTCGTCGTACCAATACACTGCGGTAGTATAGTCTTTGCGGTAGTAGTATTCCCTCGCGAGATAGAATGTTTCTCTTACGAGAGTTCTATCCTTCTCTACCTCTGCCTTTAATATGCGTAGGGTTCTGTCCGGATCCCCTTTGTGGGCTTTGCTATACCCGTACACTATCGTAGCGCCGGAGTGTATATTCGCGCGTTTAGTTATGTAGTTATGCGCCGCACCCATCCAAAAAACTTCTTTACAACGCTTAAATACTTTGGGGAATAAGTTAGTGGTGTTAGGGTTGCCGGCATTTTGCATGGTGACGCTCAGAGAAAACTCGTTAGGGTTATCAGCGATGGTCTTTCGGATACTCTCGATACCACCATCTAACATTATTTCGTCGGCGTCGATAGATAGAACCCAGTCCCCTGTGCATTTTGAGAGGGCATAGTTGCGGGCTTTACAGAAGCTATCCTCCCACTTATAATCTGTGAATACCTTGTTGGTGTACTTTTTTGCTATCTCGACAGTTCTATCCTTCGACCCGGTATCACAAATAACGATCTCGTCTACGAGCCCTTCTAAAGATTTCAGGCAGTTCTCGAGACAACTCTCCTCATTTTTCACAATCATCGCCACGCTTAGTTTCATATAAATTTTATCCTTTCGTCTTTTACCTCAGTTCTTCTGCCGTACTCTGCTATTAGTAGAGCGTCGGCGATAGCGTGGGTTACTTTTACTTTCGGGAACCACTGCTGCGCCCTTGCCTTTGTTATATTCTTATCCCCCTTTGTAAGACAGCCGAGCGCTGTCTGCCACTTCATCGGGCTTACGTCTATTATGGGGGTAAGGGTTGACATAACGCAAGCCCTAACAAAGCCGTAGTTATGCCCGAATTTGAACATGCTCGTCACTCCCTGCCCGGGCATGGCGTGGACCTTCTCCATGTAACAGATAACATCTTTATGACAAATTTCAGTTATCGTTTTCCAAATATCGTACTCCGTCATATTCGTAAATCCTTTTGCCTCTGTCCCGAGTCTACCTAAGTACGCAACCCCTCCGCTCCAGCCGGGGTCTATTCCTATTATGTTCATATTCTTATCTCCCCTCCTTTCGTTTTTAGCACTATCTTCACCGCTAACGACAAGCGGGACCGTAAAGATAGTTGCCTCGACAACCCCAATATGTCGTTTATCTTTTTTGCAAGAAGCCTACGTGTTTCCTTGCGCACCTGTTTCGAGAGTTTATGACTCACTTGTGATACCTCTTGCCTCTCCACGCATCAGCGTTTATCGGGCAACCTTTAGCCCATGTTGGAACTGCACATATAATTTTTGTAAACTCTTGGACGTCACCATCCCCCTCCGGGACTTCCACCACGATTTCGTCGTGCACGTGCATGACGGGAGGGTAACCCGCTTTTTCAGAGTTGAGCAGAGCATCTGCAAGTATATCTCTTGCCGTAGCTTGTATAATATTCTCAATAATCTTCCCTCCATACGTATCCTTTCTAACATATTTTTTGGTGATACTATCCGCCGCCATGTAGGATAGCCCGGTGCGGTCCCCCACAGATGTATCCCTGGCGCGGATCTCCGGTTTATGATAAGCGAGTTTCCGTCCTGAGGGCAGAGTACACCATAAGAAATTGCCTCTCACTTCCCAGGATACTTTACCTGCGATAACCTTACGCCCTTCCGTGACGGCTTGTATTGCCGCGCGTTCCTGTACGCCCCACATAGCAACAACTTTAGGGTAGGTGTTGCGGTAGGCATAAACCGCGGTTTGAGCCAATTCCGGAGTGACAGATATACCGTACGTGGCGCAGGTCGCCAAGAATTTAGCGTGACCCATCCCGTACCCACAAGCAAGTATCGCCTGCTTCCCGAGCTGTCTTGGCGCGGTCTTTGATATGCGTTTCGCCATGTCCACGTATATGTCCGCGCCGTTAGCAAACATTTTGACAGCTTCCGCCTCCCCGCAAAACCACATAAGAACTCTCGCCTCTATTGCGGAGTAGTCGGCCACTATTAAGTCATGCCCCGGGGAAGATACGAACATCCCTCTTACGCTTGACGACAATAGACCCATGATATTGGGGTACATAAAGAGTAATGTCTCGTAATCATACTCCCTTAACATCTCGGCGCCGAGGGCGCTGTCAAAGTTACCTTTTGGCAAGTTCTGTAGCTGTACAAGTTTCCCACCCCACCTACCGGTGCCCGCTGTATAATACATAAATGTATCCCTTAGACGTCCGTCCAAACAAATAGCGTCTTTAAGGGCTTCATATTTCGCAGTGGATGATAGCCCCAACTGCTGTCGGATCTGTAATACCTCAAGGGCCGCGGCGGGTATATTTCCGTTCGCAATAGCCTTCTCAACCGTAGCTTTTGTAAAATCTGGAAGTATAACTTTGTGCTCACGGCGGAGGTAGTCCAGTGTTGCCTGGCGCCGAGATGTCCCATCTAATAGCCCGTTAGACAGGGTTTTTACACGCCCTTTAAGTCGCACCGTCTCTTTACCGAGGATTGCCAGAGCCTTGTCTAAAGCTACTGTATCTACCGCGACGCCGCGCATATTTATTAACTGGTCCTCGAACCACACCACCTGTTCGTGCGCGGATAATTCAGGTAAGGTGTTGTCTATATCTCTTTCCGTTTCGACGTCGCGGACGCAGTACGCTTCGAGTTCTTTAATGAGCGCAGGGCTTTCGTCAAACTTTCCGTCGGCTCGAGGTTTGGCAAGACGAAGCATAACTGTACGCCCCCGTAAGTCCTTTTGATGTTTTGTACCAAGAGCCGCACCTGCTTCGGCGAGAGATTTTGGAAGTCCGACAGATAGAGCTTTCGCCATTGTACACCGCCAACGGTTAATAGGGAGCCTTGGTAATCCATATTTAAGCGATAGTTTATGTTGCCAAATACACTGCTCGAAAAGCGCATTGTGTGCATAAAATAAAGTATCCTTGTCGTTAGCGAGTTCTCTTAGCTCAGCAAATGGGTCCGACATGGGGTAGGTGAATAAGTCCTCGTAAGATATTACCTTTACGGGGCCGTCGTCTACCGCGTAGGCCAGGCAGAGTATCTCGGTAGTCCGGTGTGTGGAATAGACCCACACGCCGGACTGCCAGATGTCCACCGTTGACCGGGATTCGAAGTCAATGTGAACTTTACGCATTGTTTAACCGAACATCCCTTCGAGTTCTTTGTCGGAAGCCTGGGTGTCTACTACACCATCGTCGGCCTTCAACTCCAGTTCTTCGAACACGTCCTTCGGGGCGTTGCGCATGCTGAAAGGCTCCCCGTCTTTTACCTTCTGGACGTGATTAAGGTAGAACGTCACCCCTTTTTGCGGCAGAGCGTAGGCTTTAGCCGTGAGATTGACGTGAACGTACACCCCTGAATATATCTCGCTCGGGTCGAGGATCTTATTGAGTTTCGCGTCAACAACGCCCGGCTGACCGAGTGAAGTCTTGGCGCGGATTATATACTTATCTTTGAACTCGTCCCTTTCAAGCGTATTGCCATCGCGGATACGCTTGAGGTCAAGGGTTTTAAGGTCGACGTTACCGCCAAATTCGTTCTTCGCGGCCTGTACTATCGCGTTCTTGAGCTTAGAGAGGTCCGCATCTTTATCAAAAACCATAACGACGGAATACTCTCCCTTTGTTGCGTCGGTCTGCCCGAACTTAGGCTTCTTCTCGAACAGTGCCGGAAATGCCAACCGGCATAGCGGGGTTGTCACGTTAACCCCTGTGAACTCTTTTTTTGCCATTGTATTACTCTCCTCTGTCATTATGACAGTTTTTCAAACACTTGGGCTGCATTTGCCTGTATTGGCTCACCTTTAGCCGAGTTAGGCACAAGTTGCGTCCCGTTGTCAGGAATCTCCACGTATTCCTGTATTGCTTCCTTGCCAACAACCTTCTCGAGTTTCGCTGGGGACTTCAGTTTCTTCTCATATATGTCGTCCCCTTGATCCACGAAGGCTGTCTCTACCGCCGCTTCATCTATCCACCGCCTATTCCCTCGTTTTTGTACGAGTTTATACCCGGGGATTTCAAGCCCTGTTTTCGCCAGGCTCTCGGCGTGGGCATGTACCGCTGCCGCCCAATCAGCTATCGCCTCTGAAGCCTGAAGCACTTTAACCATCTGTTCGATACTGAGGGCCGCCGGCTCCGGGAGTTTGTTACCCGCGGGCACAATCGCGAATACTTCTTTATGTTTCGCGTCGCAAATACTGACCGCGGGGCAGAACTTACACCACGATCCCGTCTTTAGGGATGTGTCCCCATCGTGTACTCTACCTACCGCGAGCCGAAGTTCTTTCTCGAACTTCAACATCTGTTCGGCGGAATAAACGCACCTACGGACGGGCTCTTCACCCGGAAAGCGGGGCTGTACGATAACGAGTTCTATACCATCGGTCATCTTACCCGACGCCTTCCATGCGCCGAGAGCGTATATAAGGAGTTGAGGGTTATCCTCAACATCCACGTAAGTCCCACGTCCGTACTTGAGGTCATACACCCTAAGTTTTCCGAAGGGGCTTATGAACGCGGCGTCAGTAGTACCATAAAGCATATTACTGATGTCTAAGAGTTCAAAACCCTCTTCGACAAGTAACTCAGAATGTGGTATCCCGTCCTCTTCCATATCTGCGCGGATAGTATCGAGATATAGCTGGATATTTGAAGCCATATCCTCGTCTACCTTGAACTTCCGGTCCCCCCCTTCTATTTTCTCACCAACGAACGTGTCGGCATTGTCCCCGGAGCGTAAACACTGCGCGGCTACTTCATGCGCGGCAGTACCTTCAGCTGCGTACGGTGAATACTCTTGCTGCGGGCATTTTTCCTCAAGAATGAGACTGCCCGGGCATTTCATCCACCGCTCGGACTTAGACGGCGCTATTTTGGAATGATCGGAGTTCCCCATGTTTGCATTTTCCTTTCATTATCCTATCATGTCCGCGCCGTCGTCACCGGCGATTACCCCGTCGAAAAGCTCTTTAGCTTCCGCGAGCTTGTCAGCGGGTATCTCGGCGAGCGTGGCTACGCCGTAGTTCTCTTTGATGACCGCCATGACACGCTGTACTGTGTTTTTGGCTTTGGCCTTATCCTCTATACTGAGGATCTGCTTGTTGCAGTACGCTAAGAGCTCTTTCGCGCTCTTAAACGCGCCTTTCGTAGCCACGGGTTCAACTACCGGGGTCTTACCGAGCTTTGCCGCGGGTGCCGCCGGTGCCTTCACTGGTTTTTCGGCAACTTTAGTGGGGCCGCTTATTTCAGATACTTTGTTAGCCATCGTCTCAAGCGCATCAGCTATGCGTTCGAGGGACTGTTCTATTGACATACTTTCCTCCCTTTCTACTGCGTTATACTCCGTTACCTTAATTAACTTCTTTACCACCTTTGACTTCTCCGCTACTGCGTCATAAATATCTTCATCTATCCCCCCTTTCATCATTAGGAATTGTATAAGCACCTTATTTTTCTGCCCTATCCTATGACACCTATCTATCGCCTGTTTTATCTGCCCGGGCACCCAGGGCATTTCAGCGAATACTACGGTATCCGACACCTTTTGTAGACCGTCTATCCCTATCCCGGCCGCGTCAACTTGGCCTATAAACACCCTGCAAAAATGGTCTTTAACAAACGTATCCACAGCGTCCTGTTTCTGAAGAGGTGTCAGTCCCCCGTCAAGAACGACGGGCCTGAACCCAACGAGCGCGCTTTTAAGATGTTTTATGACGTCCTTATGGTGTGCGAATATTATTATCTTTTCTTTTTCCTCGAGCAAGTTTAACACGTGTTTAACGACAAGCGGGGCTTTAACAATACCCAACTGCCGGCGAAGAGTAGCGAACGTGCCTAAGAACTCCATACCGGTCTGTTGTTTTTTCTCTTTCGCGAGTAACTGCTCAACCGTTGTCGACGGAGCGTCAAACATTATCTTTTGGTATATCTTATCAGGCAACTGATCAAGGACCTCGGACTTCATACGCCGGAGCATAAACCCGTCAAGAAGCCCCGCGAGTTCCTCTATATTACAGGCGCCGCGGTCGTCCCAACCAAATCTTGTGCGCCGGCCTTCACAAAAACGCCTTGTAAAATTTATGTAGTCGGCGAATTTGCCGAGCCGGTCGGGCATGAACCTGCGGAGCATGGGGTATATCTCCACGGGTCGATTCAACACGGGTGTGCCCGTGAGAAGCCATACCCGACCGGCATTATCGGCGAGTCCTCTTTTACTGTACACCATACGTGTGCGCTTTGTTTTACTCGTCTTTAAGTAATGCGCCTCGTCGCATATAAGAACATCGAAAGATTTTTTCAGTAATATCTTCGCGAAGTCAGCCCGATGTATGAGGTCGTAGTTTATGATGGTGTACTTATGGTTACCCTTTATTGTTAAATCATACGCTCTATTTATAATAGCCCTTGAACTCCCGGGATCCCATATATCTATCTCCCGGTCCCAGTTATATTTAACTGACGCGGGACATATTACAAGAGCATTGGCGGCGCCGCTATCTCTCGTAGCGGCGATCGCCTGCGCGGTTTTGCCGAGCCCCATATCATCAGCCAATAAGGCATACTTCTTATCCTTTAAAAACGCGACACCCTGTTTTTGGAAACTATAAAGTTTCACGCCTTACTACCCTCCCGTAGCATTGGTTATCTTCCATTTGTCAAATTTCTTCTCTACTTCTCTTCCAGGGCTTCATCCAGTAAATAAATAATATTGTGGCTATATATAATTTTATTTCTTCCCATATCATTTTCACCCCAACGCCTCCATCATCTTCGCCCTGCACAAATTGTGTCCTATCTTCTCGTGGTCAGTAAGCGAATAAGGGTCTTGCCTTCCTCCATGATGAGTTATGCCCTGTTTCTCCTCTGGCACCGCCTCCGCTATAATGAGCGAGATTATTTCGTCAGAAATACCAAGACTTCCTGCCTTATGATTACAGTCTATCGGATAATAATATTTATCTATTATCTCCGCTATCTTATCCCGTAGCATTGGTTAGCTCCCGTGTAGTTGTGTTCCAAAATAATAACCGCATTTCTTACAGCGATAACTCAATCCATACCTTTCAAATTCGTGTGAGCAGGATAGGTATTTAGTCGCCTCTGCCACATCCTCTGACAACTTCGCTATTGTATAATCTCGTATGAATTTAGATGTCGGCTTCTTCATATCCCTCCCGTAGCATTGGTTAGCTCCAATCTATAATACAAGTTTCTGGTAACCTATAAACCGAAATGTTATCTGGCTTACCCTGTAACAGTTCAAACAAATCATCTTCACAGACCACTTTATATTCGGGTCTATTTTTATCCTTACTGAAATCTTCTATTAAATATTTCATCTCTACCCTCCCGTAGCATTGTCTCCCCTACTTATTTACCCGTCAGTCCTAAAAAATGTACTCGAGGCTCTCGGGAGTACATGTATCCGGTGCTCACTCTTTTCTTGGACCACCCGGCGATCGTGAGTGCCTTACCTATACGTATTTGGTCGACGCGGGTGATGTTCTTTTTTACACCGTTAAGGACTTGCTCGTATATAACCGTCGTATTTACTTCGTCAAACTCGGCGTTGTCGCTCCATTGGCCTATTATCTCTACCCATGGATCCTGCTCAACGCGGTCCTGGGCCTCGGCCTCGGCTTCCCCCTGTAAACGCTCGCCTACAAGATGTAAAGGCTCGCCGCCTTGATAAACAGCACATGCTTCAGCGAATATCTGATCGCGGTCGCGTTTAATACCGTCAGTGTCTATCTTTTGCGTGCATAGGACCGGCCAGAAACGACGGTTCCCCGTACTGTCTACAAGATACCCGACGTTATCCGGGTTCACCGTACCGACAAATATACTTTGACGAGGTAAATCTTTTGTCTTTCGAGCATACGCAAAGCGCACCCGGTCCTCGGTGCGTGTTATAAACGCCTTTAGTGCTTCGATGTCCTGTCTTTTTCGAACGACGGACATTTCTGGCAGCTCAATGAACCACTTACCACGCATAGCGTCAACGGTATCTTTGTTTGTGGGGTCTACGTTAAAATCCCCATACCATTCGCCCCCCAGGATAGCGCAGGTGAAGCTCTTTCCTATCGCCTGGGCGCCTTCGAGGACAAGTACATGGTCGAACTTGCAGCCGGGGTTAAAAATGCGTCCTACAGCCGCTACAAGCGTTTTTCTGCCTACGGTAGTCGAATATTCGGTCTTTTCTACTTTGCAGTACGTTGTAAGCCACTCATCTAAGCGTTTAATGCCATCCCATTTTAGTGATTTCAGATACTCCCGGACCGGATGGAATTGCTTACGCGCGGCTACAATATATATGGCCTCTAATAAGCATTGTATCTGAAATTCCGTCTTTACCTTTGTCGAAAAATAATATTTCAAATGTACTGTATCCTCGTCACTCCAATATTTGCCGGCCCGACGCCCATGCCAGGGTAACTTACCAACTACCTCTACGTCATAGGCTATCTCATTAAAACGGACGCATGAACTTATCTCGCTCCACAGTGTAAGGTATTTAACGGCGTTCATAAGTACCGGCATTGGGGTCCCGTTTTTTTTGAGCGCCCACTCGTCGTTCCAACTGTCATATAGGTTGTTGGCTTCTCCCACGTGATCAAATACCGCTTTCGGATCTTTCTTCCCCGGCGTATCTTCACTATATTTATAAGCGTTAAGCACTTTTTTGGCGAGGTCGTCCGGGTTCCAGGGAGGTGTACACTTTGTGTTGTAATGCTCAAGCATGAGCTCCAAAGTCTTTTGAGGTGAGAGTGAGAAATCACGCCCTCGGCAAGCAATCTTAAACGTCGTCTGATCCCCGCTCTGACCTTCCACTGCCGGCGGCGCATAGTCAATAAGGTACTCCTTATAACGGGTAATGTTTTGCGCGTCGTCCGAATATTCAATTTTCTTTTTCTCGCCATCTTCATTTATCTCCGACTTTGACTTCTCTATCACGGCTAAAAGGGCCGTCGGCGCCTCTTTTACGAGCCCTATCTCGCCTCTTAATACCTTATATATGCCGCCGCTTGAATGTTTTGAGCCGGGCCCTAATACGTACGCGCCTTTATCCCCGGATATAAAGTCAATACCCGGCCACTCTTTTATATGCTTACGTACGAAAACATTTTCAGGCTTAGTTAGATATATATGATAACCTCCGCCTCCGGTACGTACGACGAGAGTTTTCTCCTCTATGCCTTCAAGGCCGTATGTGGTCTTAAAAGCTTTCCAGACGTTCGTATTTGCCGGGAAGTTACGCGGATCGATGTCAATAACAAGGTCGACCGGCCGCAATACGACGGCGTATTCGCCTGTATCGTACGTCTTTTCATCGACAAACGCGGCCGGTTCTGACCTTTTCCAAGAATACCCTTCCGGTGGTATCTTGTTATGCGTGGGGAATGTGGCCCATCCTTTTAAATTATAGTCCTGTATATGTTTAAACATTAGCTGTATGCGCCGATTATTGAAGCGGAAGCGGTTGAGAAGTCTTTACAGGCTTAATGAGATTCTTTATGTCGTCCTTATCAATAAAATACTTCCGGCCCCGGCGCAACGCCGTCAACGTGCCCTTCCTTATCATATGCGTGATGTTTTGTTTTGTGTAGCCTGTCAACTTTGATGCCTCTGCAACGTCAATCTTATTATCGAGTTCCATATCTACCCTTATCCCCTTTCGTTAGTTTACGTGCGAAATACTTTTCAATATAGTTTACCGTCTCTTTTTTGAGCGGTTTTTTCTTAGCCAGGTAATTTATCCCTGCGTTATAGCAAATGAGCCTATGCTCAACGCTATCTAAAATACCGAAGGCTTTTAGAAGTGCCGGGATGCGGACGTTAAAATACCAGTCCGCGACTTCGCGGCCTACGGACTCAATAAACATGTCCGAAAGGCGAAGATGACAGAATTTTTTACCCGGGCCGAAGGTATTATAATCATCGAGGCATATTTGAGTGATTTGATACGCGCCTGTTGCGCATGAGCGGTTATTGAAGGCTTTAGGATTGCCTCCGCTTTCGATGTCTTTTATTATGTCGAGGTCAATAACGACGCCGGGAATTTCGGAAGTGCTTACCGAAGAAGTAGGCGCCGACGACGTTTCCGATGCACCAGGAGGTACCGGCGCGCCTTCGCCAACATAAACGAATATAGTAAATGTTATTGGAATTACAAACGACATTAGTATAAGGATCCCCATTTTTACCCATGTAGCGGGTGTGCTGTTGTTGTTACTAAGCATGATTAGTATACCTTACCTTTCTTTATTTGTCAATAGCCGGATAAATAAATATTTTATTTAAAATACGCGCGGACTCTCCCGACGGCGACACGTCTTTCCGACGGAGGGCAAACGCTTTCCGTTAAAAAGCTGTAAAACTTCGCGTCGCATACCCTATAATATACGGCGCGGACTTTAGTTAATGGCGTCGCGCGCGCAAGCCTTATCCCCTGCGCGCGTAATTGGTCAAGCATGATCTCTTTTCTGTGGCCTTTGAAGTATAGTGACATTTTATACGCCCTCCTCTTTTTATATTATACCGTTTTCTTTAAACTCCCGGACAAGATGAAACTTTCGGGCCAGTTTATAGAAGTATGCTACATACTCGGCAATTTCGCCATAACTTAACGACCGCTGGCTGGCCCATTTTTGCCAGTTAATGGCCTCCTGCCGGGCTTCGTCTTTTGTTTTTACCATTTTACGCCTCCCGGTATTGTAGCGGTACGCGGTTTTTGATGTAGGACTTTACCTTCGCGGCGCGCTTCTTCATTATATCCTTGTAGTGCCATTCGGCTATACTCCGGCCTTCTTTTAGCGCGCCTTCTTTATAATCTCCAAAATAGCCCCAACACGAATCAAGGTGCTCGCCGTCGGCGTCCTCGACAACATAGCCGTAGACGTTCCCGGATAGATAATCGTTCCACGTCGCGACAAGGCCGCGCGCGGCCTTCTCCGCCGACTTACGCATGCGCCATTCCTTTTTTGAGGCGAAAACAAACCCCAACTGCGACACGTCCCATTGACGATCCGGAAAATTGCCTTCACGGCTTAATGCAAGGCTTACGCCGGAGTGTATGTACGCCTCCAGGCCGAAGATGTGATACTTTTTAATATACTCGGCCGCCTCGTCGCATACGCTGCCGTCCTCGTACTCGCCGCCGCGCGCGATGTTTTGCGCCAACTCTTGACTTATCCCCGGCGTATATTTGCCGGTTTCCTTGTCCCTGCTTCCTCGGTCAACGGTAAAGTCCCGGTGGTAGCCAACTAAAAATAGGCCGTCGTCGCCGTCCTCGTCCGGGCTCCGGGCGTCGTCGTCCGGGTATATCTTTATCGTTAAATTATGGAACTTCTCTTCATACATTGCGTCGTGCATGGCTTCATCCCTCCCTTTTTAAAAGATCATATTCTGTAAACTGCGCCAGGCCCTCTTTCCAATCGCGCGCGGTGTACGGCGTCCATTCTGCGCTTCGATCGCGATTGATATTACGGAGTACCGCCTTTACGTTTTTAAATATCTTAACTTTTTTTGTTTCTCTATTCTGGCATATTATCATTCGACGCCCTCCTTTAATATAACACGGCAATCTGCCGCATTATGCGATTATTATCTTCACAACTGATTCCCGGACACACCAGGCCCACAAGGACATACTTCGCTTCAAATTCCTGGCTCATGCCCCAGACCGTCATCGATAAAGTTTCGGATCTCTTGACATAATAGGCGTGCTCCGATATCCACGGCGTATTATGGTGATCAATTTTATGATCGCCTACATATAAACTATATCGATCATAACTTGCGCGATATTCTTTACTATACCCGGATCCGGCCCGGATCAATTTGATCTGCCCGGCTTCCAGTGCTTTTTTCATCTCTTCCTTTGTCATTCTGCCGCCCTCCTATTTTATGATCCATATTAACAAAAACATCTTGACGCGTTGCGCTATCTTATAGGCGATTAACCGCCGTCCGGTGTACTGGCCGGATAATATTTCGATCATCCTATATAATAGCGTTGCCATGATCTGATCACCTCCTTTTGGCCTTGTCAATGGGCGCATAACGCCCAGACGGCGCGCGTCCTCCCGGCGTGCGCCGTTTCGGCCTCTTTATTTCTTCGTTATAAGCGCGATTATAGCGCGCGCTTGGTCAATGGTGATATTGTGAATATCTATATCGATCTCTTTCTGGCTTGCTTTTACTTCATACCTGGCGCCGGAGTACTCCTCCGGCACGGCATACGCCGAGAATTTACGCTCGCGCGCTTCGTATTCGGTCAACTGCGCGCCTTTTACCGCCAACAATGATGCGGCTGTCGTCGATTCATAATCGTTATGCGCGTCAACGACGGCTTGAACGCGCGCGCGGTAATCGCGATAGTCCGGCAAAAACCGCTTTTCGATGTCCCTGGCGATTTGCTCCGGCGTTTTGTCCGGGCTGATCGTGATTGTCGGGTGTGGTACTTGTCCGTAATTTGCCTGTCCGATACCTTTTGCGCGTTCCTCTAGGGTATAGTAGACGTCCCCGGCATAACTTCCGTCCGCGTTCCGTGGGTATACCCCGGAAACATTCACGCGTTTATTACCATATCCGGCCGAAAAATAGATATACAGCTTTTCCCCGGCCTCATTATTAAGGTATACCCGGCAATCAAATTTGGAGTTCTCGTCCGGCTTTTCGGCCTTGAATTTCAATATCTCCCCGGCCTTTTCGATCTTCGCGCGGATCTCGGCGTTCCTCGCGTGTTCCACTTCCCTCTGCTTTTCGTAGTCCATATCGCTTCCCCTCCTCTATATATTAACCGGGCTTCTGGCCTCGTCAGTACCGGGTATTGTACCCGATATATAATCCCGGCCGTTTATCCCGGCCGGGATTATTTCGGCCTCTTGTATTATCCGCCGTATACCTCTAATACGACTTTTTCAATTTCGTCTTTGACTTCACGCTTTAGTGGTATAACGGTACTATACCATTTGCCATCTTTGCCTTCCTCCCTCGGCATTGATACGAATAAGCCGTCTTTACCCTCTATTATACGCAATCCCTTAATAACAAAGGCGTCGGCAATCGCTACATCTGCAAACGCCTTAGTCGCCCCTGCGCCGTCAAGCTTGTGAAGCCTCGATACTTCTATTTTTAACTCTGCTACGTCCATATTTTGATACCCTCCCCATATTGTAAGGCTTCTGGCCTCATCAGTAGCGGAATTATACCGCTATACGCCAGAGATGAAGCCTCCGGCGTTTCGGCCTGTTAGGTGTTTAACCCCATAAATTGCGGTCTAGACTTCTATAGCTTATCGCCTCGGATATGTGGTGTGCCTCGATTATCGCTTTATCGTCAAGCTGGGCTATCGTGCCGGCGACGCGGATAATTTTATCATAAGCGTGGGAAGATATGCCAAGCTCTAATATAGCCAACTTTAGCAACTCGTCGGCCTCTTTGTCGCACGTTGTGGGTGTTTCTCGGCTCTGTGCTTGTTTTATACGTTCAATAACTACGGCGGAAGCCTCTCCCCTGCGTTTATCTGATAACATTTCAGTGTTTAATCGAGGCACCTCGAGGCAAATGTCCGCCGTGCCGTTTTTGGCCTCAAGTGCCAAATGTTTGTGAATATCCTCCGGCGTACAAGTACATTCGTGTTTAGGGTCAGTGAAATATCCGCATGGGCAAGGTGTCATTGTGCGGATTGATAACAAGGAATTTATCTCCCTTGTGGCCTTTGTCAAGCGTTCCGTGTCTATTTGTGGTGGTGAAACTAACAAAACACTATGCCCTCCGGCGAGTGCAATTTCGAGGCCACGCTTTGCGTGTTCTTGGCCTTTGATTCGGTTGAAGTCCATATATCCCCATTTCTGTCCGGCGTTGTGGTATCTGTCCGGACAGTAAAAGTATAGCATTTATTCGCTATTTGTCAATGGTTATTTTTGATATTTGTTTTCTGTATTTGTGGTATTGTTTTCGCTGTTTGCCGTCGGGAGGGGATTTTTTGGGATTTTTTGGTAATATTATTTGAGTGTATATGTGTATACTAAAATCCGAAAAAACACGTTTTTTAGGTATTTTTATTTTTTGAGATTATTTTTTTTGGTGAAAAACAAACGATTTGCTTGGTAGTATACACAGGGTATTACCTTGTAAAATGTATATGTGTATAGATGTATATTTTGTATGCCCTATACTTTTATTATTTTTTATATACTATATAGGAAAAAGGGTATACATACATACATATATACATTTTACATTTTGCGATTATCGGTTTGTCGTCGGGCCGTCCGACGGTAAATTCACTATATTCCATTTTTGCTATGCTCAATTTACCCCATGCGATACCATTCGCTATTTGTCAATCGTCGCTCTAATGTCAAGCCACGCCGTATATTCTCTATTTGTTATACCTCGCGCGGAGATCATGCCCTCACCTTGTACCCATACATCAGGCGCGTACGTGTACCCATGACCCTGTATCGGGCCGGCTCTATATAAATAAATATTCTAATCAGCGAATAGAATATCCAGGCCCCCCAGGCGACCCAAAGGGGGAGGAAGTTCTGCGCGCTGAAAACATTCTTAACTCTCACACCGCGCCGACCACCCCCGCGAATCTCTATAACAAATAGCGAAAAGGAATAATTCTATTATAATATAGTATACTAAAAAAAGAAAAATAAATTTGACAAACCCTAAATCATAATGTATACTTATGACCAAAGATATACATTGTGTATGTCTATAATAAACCACCGGAAAAATGAAGAGGAGGAAATGCGATGAAAAAAGTTTACGTGGCTAAAGTGCACGGAGAATACATCACTCAGATAGGGAAGGGCGAGAGGGTCCTTAAAGGCTATATTGCCACATTCCGTTTGCCGGACGCTTCCGCGCCGCTCGGAATGATAAAAGGGAAACTCTTGATGCCCTTCCTCAAAAAATTAGATGTCAACGCGATCGCCCCTTACAGTTGGCATCTCGACGAGATAGCCCCCGAGAGCGGCCACGCGTTCGACCCTGATGAACTCCCTGTCATATTCCAGTCGATAGCTCAGCTTCAGGAGTATTGCAGGCGGCACAAACTGCAAATCGATGTCACGACCTATGCCGACCTCGAACTTGCGCGTCAACATGTCTTAATGGCAAAAGAGGACCCGGATGCGTTCCAGGTTATTTCCAAGAAGTATGCTTCGAAAATAGAACTCGACCGCGAACTCGAGATGCTCAACAAAGGTTTTGAGGGTATCGGTGTCGCGACGAATGTCATTGAAATCGATTCGGGCACCGGGGTCCCCAAAGCGAAACGACCCGATGTAAAAGTTAAACAGGACGCCGGTGACGACGATGCCCTCCTCCGATAAACCTATCACCAACGTGCGGACAGAACGCCAAAACGGCGTTCTTGTCCCGGTTGGGAAATGCGTTTCTCTCGAAGATGTAGCCAATAACGGCGTCGAAAACGAGTGTCTCACGCCCTACGAGGGTGGGGAGTTACGCCTATATGGGAAAAATAACCTCCAAGCGGCGATAGCGACTCTTATCTCTGACGCGGCGGAAGGTAATGCGGACGCCCGGAAAGAACTCCTCGATCGCGTCTTAGGTAAACCTTTACAACGTCAGGAGATAAAATCGACGAATGTTTCCCTTATAGGTTTCCTCGATAAAATTGCCGAGATAGAGAAATGCGGCGGTGATAACGACGGGGTCATCGATGCCGAACTCCGCTAACACCGATGCCGAGATCACCGGACAGCGCCTCAAGATCTTTCAGCGTCTTAAAACCGATCTCCCCTTTTATTGTAAACACTGTCTTAAAATACCACATAAGTCCGGTGAAACTACTGAAGAGTCTAAAATTATCAGGGCCGGGGAGATTGTACCTTTCGTGTTTAATCGGGCGCAGAGATACCTCCATGAGCGGCTTGAAGAACAACGAAAACGTACCGGCCGTGTCCGTGCGGTAGTTGTGAAAGGGCGGCAACAGGGATGTAGCACCTATGTAACCGCTCGGTTTTTTCATCAGACGTCGTTGACTTCAGGAGTATCAACTTTTATACTCGCCCATATTTCCGATTCGACACATTATCTTTTTAAGATGGTTGGGCGGTTCTATGATAACGCTCCTGAAGAAATTAAGCCCGCGGTTAAAGTATCCAACCAAAAAAATCTTGAATTTGAAGGGCTTCATTCAGAGTATTCGATAGGAACTGCCGGGTCCGCAGACATAGGCCGTAGCATGACCATACAGAAATTCCATGGCAGCGAGTGCGCGTTCTGGCCGAATACCGACGATATTATGACCGGGGTTCTACAAGGTGTGGCCGATGCGCCGGGTACGGAAATAATATTTGAATCTACGGCGAAAGGAATGGGAAATTTATTTCACAAACTCGCGATGATAGGGCTTAATCCCGAATCTGATTTTATGACCGTGTTTCTCCCTTGGTTTTGGCAAGACGAATACCAAAAACCTCTGCCTGTGAATTTCTCTCTCACGGAAGAAGAGGTTAAACTCCGGGATATTTATAAACTTACCGACGCGCAACTATATTGGCGCAGGCGAAAAATTCAAGACGCGTTCGGAGGGGAAGTCTGGAAATTTCAACGTGAATACCCCTGTTCCATTCAAGAGGCGTTTATAACAAGCGGTGAGACACTTGTCCCCGGAGAAGTTGTCGCGAAAGCGCGGGTAAATAAAACCCCGGATCCTATCGCGCCACTTATTATGGGTGTTGACCCGGCGCGCTCGGGTGACAGAACGGTAATTGTTTTCCGAAGAGGCAGACAACTTGTCAGGATAGTTAAATACGCGACGATGGACGAAATGACACTCGCCGGCATAATCGGGAAATTTCTCGATTCCGAGCCGGTGCAGAAATGCTTTATCGATGTGGGGATGGGCTATGGCACGATAGACGCCCTGCGGCAAAATGGATACGGTACGTATGTTACCGGGATACATTTCGGATCGACGCCTATGCAGCCGGATATTTATTTAAACAAGCGCGCTGAAATGTATGACGACATGCAGAAATGGTTCATGGATGGTGGAGTGAGTATCCCGGACGACGATGAACTCGTAAGCGATATTATGGCAATACCGCCCCTAGAACAGACAACAGGCCGTGGGGTTTTAACCCTTCGTCCGAAAGAAAAAATAATTGAAGAATACGGGAAGTCTCCGGACATCGCGGACGCGTTAGCTCTCACTTTTGCCTTCCCTGTCAATAGCGGAACAAAACAACGTATACAAAGAAAAGAGGCGCCGATGTCACGGACAACGAGCCCTTTATCGACGATAAAACGATTTACCCGTGGGGCGCGGGATAATCAGTCTGCATCGGGCACAATAAGTTTTATTTGACTTTTTTAAATTATAGGGTATACTTTTGGTAACTTATACAGGAGTGAAATTTATGGGTACTGAACGAGGGATATAGACATGGGCTCTGAATTTGCATTAGCACTGGGTATCGCAACTCTTGTAGGTGGAGCCGCGTACGGCGGATATGCCGCATCACAAGCATCGCAGAAAGGTAGTGGGGGCGGATCGGCTCCATCTGCGGCAGCGGTTCCCGCTTCTGGCACGATGTCTGATGAAGAGTCGACAGCGCTCGGCGCAAAAAGAATGTTTCGAATAGGTGCTTTTTATACGTCCCCGACAGGGGTTTTAAACTCGGCCCCGAGGCGCGGGGCAAAACTCGTCGGGGAGTAATCACCCCGCAAAACTGGAGGAATGGAAATGGGTAACGAGTACGATTTAACTAATAAAAAGCCGACGGAAGTGGACACGGTAACGGGAGCGCAAGCTACTGATTACATTGTTATCGTCCGCGGTGGGGTACCGAAAAAGGTTCTTGTTTCAAACACGACATTCCCCGGCGTTACCGGTCCTACCGGAGCGACGGGTGCAACCGGAGCCACAGGCGCAACCGGAGCAACGGGAGCCACAGGCGCAACCGGAGCCACAGGCGCAACCGGAGCCACGAGCGGTGTCACTGGTCCTACCGGAGCAACGGGAGCCACAGGTGCAACCGGAGCAACGGGAGCCACAGGTGCAACCGGAGCAACGGGAGCCACAGGTGCAACCGGAGCAACGGGAGCCACAGGTGCAACCGGAGCAACGGGAGCCACAGGCGCCACAGGCGCAACTGGTCCGACAGGTGCAACCGGAGCAACTGGTCCGACAGGTCCGACAGGTCCGACAGGTCCGACAGGTTAGTAATAATATCGGTTTGTATTCGCCCGCTTCGGATATTATTAGTCGAGGCGGGCGAACACCCGATAACCTAAAAAGGAGAACCGTCGCCCGTGTCGAAATCTGCCGCGTATCTTGCTAAAAAAAGAGAGAATTTAAAAACTCTCCGACAACCCTGGGATAGTCAGTTTGATATTCTCGGGCAATACGTCTATCAGCGTAAAACCCAATTTAGTAGTGAAATCTCTCCCGGCGCATTTCTAAACGACGGATCAATAAACGACTCTACCGCATCTCGCGCTCTTCAAGCGATGGCCTCTGCGATAATGGGTTCGTTATGGAAAACAGGTGGCCGGACGTTTCGTCTTGAAGCACCTTCTTATCTGGCCAAGAGCGCGGAAAACAAAAAATATTATGAAGATATAACGAAGGTACTATCCGGATGTATGGAAACCGAGAAAGCGGGGTTTGAACTCGCTTTCCACGAAACACTTTGTGAAGAAGGGGTTTTTGGAACAGGTACGTTTTGTATTTTTCAAGGGGATTACAAGACCCCTCTTATTTTTAAGAGTTGGGCCCTTCAATCTCTTTACCTCGCTGAATCTAAAGACGAGTTCATTGACACCCTTTATTACGACCAGAAACTAACGGTCGAGCAGGTTGCCAATACTTATGGGGTAGAGAATGTCAGCGCAGACGTAAAGAAAAAATACGGTGAAGATAAATCCAAGTTTGATATGGTTTTAATATGCGTGGCCATTGAGCCTCGCAATTCTCTCGAGAGAGCTGCGGCCCCCGCAAGTAGTAATCTGGCCCTTCCTTACGCGTCTTATCATTTTGAAGTTGAAAAGCCCCATCTGCTTAAAGAGAGTGGATATGCAGATATTCCGGCAAAGTCGAGCAGATGGTATAAACTTCCCGGTGAAGTGTATGGGCGCTCTCCTGCGATGGACGCTATCCCTGCGATCATGCAGCTAAATGCACTTAAAGAGGCTTTTCTTATTGGTGCGGAAAAGAAAGTCGAACCCCCCTTATACGTTTTAGACGATGGCAGCTTAGGCGCCGCGGCGGTCGATACTTCAGCAGGCGGGCTATCCGTTCTCAATATGTCCGGGCGTTTACAGGGGCAAAATCCGATAGGCGTCATATTCGATGTCGGGGAACTCCAGAGTGTTTCAAAAATTATCGAGGACACTAAAGGTGAAGTCCTTCAGCATTTTCTCATTGATAAATTATATGATCTAAATAATAAGACAAGGATGACGCTCGGTGAAGCGGAGATTCGCTACGACATTCGCGCTGACGCCCTATCCGCTACTTACGCTCGAATATTTAATGAGCAGCTTACCCCCGCCATCGAGAGAAGTTTCAATATAACTTTTGAGATGGGGCTTTTAGGGGTGGCTAAAGATGATGTAGCCAAACAGGAACTACTAAAGAAAAATGGGATAGACCCCATAATTATTCCGCCGGAAATTGTTGAGGCGATGGCAAAGGGACGTGATGTTTATAAAATATCATATATATCCCCTGCGGCTCAACTACTTCGAGAGTCAGAGCGTAGAGGCGTTACTGATACGGTAAACGCCATGCTTACTATATCCTCGGTAAGCGAGGACGCTGTTGACACAATGGATATTGATGAAACAATGGAAGCCATAAGGGATTTAAGCGGCGCACCGTCAAAGATTATGCGCGCGGTAGATGAAGCCAATTCTCGGCGTAGGGCACGCAACGATATGCGTAGGCAGGCGATGGAAGCTGAAAAGGCTAAAGTCGAAACGGAAGCGGCGCGCAACATCGGCCAGGCTCAAAATGCCGTTGCTGCCGCTGGTCAACCACGGATAAGATGATAACAAAATTAGACGATCGTTTAAAAAAGTTTCGCGAGCGTATGTTCGCGTCAGTTACGGAAACCGCTTTATCTAAAGGCGGCCTTAACGTACTCCGCTATCTTTACAGCGAAAGTGGTCTGCACAGTCGATCGGTGGTAATAGGTAAATCAGGTTCTGTTGACCTTCAAGCCACCATGCACAACATTTCCAGATGCGATACTTATAAAGATATACGTCAATTTATGACACCGGAAGTCATAAAGTTAGTCGAATTGGATTTGGCTAATGAAACAGAAAAACCTAAAACGGAAGAGGAGAAATAGGCTATGGGAGCTACGGGAGCGGCAGGTGGAGGAAACGGTGGGACGGGCGGCGGTGCGACAGGTGCCGCAGGGGCGCCGAATTTAATAAATTTTGTACCGCAGGAATACCAGGGCCGGGACTGGGTTAAGCAGAACATGACTTCCCCCGATACTTTTTTTAAGTTCGTCGATAACCTCAATGTCACGGTTGGTAAAAAAGGGGTAGTTATCCCCGGGGAGAAAGCTACCCCTGAAGAGTTGTCCGCGTTTAGAAAAGGCATTGGCGTTCCCGATTCACCGGACGCTTATGAGTTTGAGAACCTTCCCGAACTTAAAGACGCTAAGCGTAACCCTGAAGCTGAAAAAGTTGTTAAGGCTATTTTTCACGATGCAGGTATACCTAAAGATGCGGCGAAGCGTTTGCAACTCGGGTATGAGAAATTTTTATATAGTGAACAGCAGAAAATCCTCGCCAAAAACAAAGAGACAGACGCGGCGTTCGATAAGGCCACCGCGGCTATCTTTGGTGATCAGAAAGACGCGGTATTGGCGAACTCTAAAAAGTTTTTACAGGAGCATGTCCACAAAGATATTGCTGCGAAACTCGATAAACTTGACAATGATTCCCTACTCATAATCACTTCAGCTCTTGACGGTATAGTGAAAAAATATGTCAAAGAGGATGGTTTTAAGGGCGGAGCTTCTGGAGCAGGCGGTGGAGCATCGACGTATGAGGAACTGTCTAAAGCGCAGAGGGAACTCATGAAGAACCCGGCGTTTACCAACTTTATGCACGCCGATCACCAGAAGGTAATGGACCAAAATGCCGTGCTGATGAAGAAGATGCGTGAGATAAAAAAGTAAATATATTTGACTTTTAGAAAAATATGGTGTATATTTTTATCAGTAGTTCGGGGAGTGCTTCGGCATCCGGATTACAAAGGGGCGCACACCTTCCCACGTGCGTAAAGGCGTCCGTCGTAGCGCGGGGAGCGTCATTTTTGGCAGATGATGTTGTTCGTGTAAATACGATGGAGGCGTCAAATGATTGATAATGTCCTAATAACCCAGTTCAGTAATCTCCTGCATGTAGAAGCGCAGCAGATGAAGTCCCGTCTTATGGGTCAGATACAAGTCGTCCCGATGTCCGGAGACGAGTGGTCGTATGATGGTACCGGAGTTGTAGAAGCTAAGACAGTGAATGAAAGAAATCCCCGTATCGATCCGTCAAACCCCGAGTTCACCCGCAGAAGGATGTTAAGGGACCGCGTACTTGTCGAGTTGATAGTCGACAACCGCGATGTCAGGGGGATGTTTGAGAACCCTTCGAGCAAGCTCGTCAGAGATTGCATGTTCGCTATCTACAGAAAAGCGGACAAAATAGGTATAGACTCCATGTTTGCGTCCGTAGCAACAGGCCGTAGATTTACGTCTACCGTGACTTTCGCGGGCGGCGGCGGCAGGACTGTAAACGCTACGGCAGGGCTTACTTACGCGAAACTTCTCGAGATCAGAGAGAATTTCCGCAAAAAAGAGATTGGAACCGATATGCCTGAGAAGATCATCCTCGGTCTGTCGGAGCAGGAAGAGACAGCTCTTTTTAACATCACGCAGTTGACATCCGGCGATTTCAGCCGCAACTACGTTATCGATAAAGGTCAGGTCGTAAGTGTTCTCGGGATGGACCTGATAGTGTTCGGAAGCGCAGTCGACAACCCTCAGTTGCCGGTGGCTTCATCGGTGCGCGATTGTTTCGCTGCATCCACACTCGGCATGGTGTATGGCATGTCGAAAGAGTTCAGCGTAAAGGTTATACCGGATTACCCCGGATATGTAGAGAGCACCTATATCCAGGTCCTCGGTGAAATAGGCGCTGTACGTACGGACGAACTAAGAGTTCAGAAAGTCCAGACGACAGCGGTATAATGATGTAGATTCTCCTCCCCGGGTGATCCCGGGGAGGTACTTTTAAGTTAAACACAGGAGGTTTCCGATGGCAGTTATTAACGCTGAAGTTCAGGACACGGTTGTACGCACCGCTAATCACGGGGGCGAGGTCATAGCCATGACAGCACAGTTCGAAGTGGCAGCCGCTGACAGTGATGGTTCGATTTACAGACTGTTCAAAGTGAACAAGAACATGGTGCCTATACGCATAGACATCAACTGCGACGCTATAACCGGGGCTACCGGTTATAACCTCGGGCTGTATGAAACACTCGAGAACGGTGGCGCGGTAAAGGTTAAAGATGTATTTATGGACAGCGCTGACATTAGCGCTGGTAAGGCTCTCGGTTCTGAGCAGAACGGACTCTCCGCTCTCGCCATAGACGAGATAGGCGACCAGATATATTCTCTCGCTGGAGAAACTGGAGACGCTGGTTCCAAAGAATACGACGTGGCAATAACCGCCGATACGGTGGGTACTGGAACTGGTACCATATCTGTTCGCGCGTTGTTCGCTAAGTCCGCGTAAAGAAGTTTGTATTTAGTGTAAGGCGCATCGCCTGCCGGTTTCGGCGGTGGTGCGCCTTTATCACAGAAATCAAAACTGAGGAGCCCTTTGTATGAATATAGTCGATGAAGTAGGTATTAGTAACATGGGGCTTGATTTTCTAAAAGCAAAACCCGCTACGAACATAAGAGATCCTAAAACTCCCGAAGAAACGATATGCGCGCGTTGGTACGACACAAGCCGTCGACAGGTGCTAAGGGCCCATCCTTGGAACTTTGCTAAAGCCCGCGCCATTCTATCTCGTAATGCGACGGCCCCCATATTCGGATATCCTGACAAATATGCTTTGCCAAACGATTTTCTTCGCCTTCGTTTTATAGATGAAGAGACGGAAACTTTAGTCGGGAAAGACTATCAGATAGAGGGTGGTTTTATCCTGATAGATGAAGGCGGGGCGTCGAGTATAAACATCGGTTACATCAAGGACGAAACCGTAGTTAACAAGTGGGACGAGTTGTGTAAGAGATATGTAGCCGCGCAGATGGCGTATAACATGGCTTATTCGTTTACCGGTAAAGAGAGTACCCGAACGGCGATGGCCAATATGCTTCACGACATACGTCTTGAAGCCCGCGCTGTCAACGGCCAGGATAATCCTCCTCGGCGAGTGACAAGGAGTAAAGTTATAGGCGCAAGACGAGCCTATGCTTCCGGCGGGGTTAACCGCGCCGACCCAACTATCGTCCCGGGGACATAATATGCAAAGAACCGCACCGCTGATAAATTTCGCAGGCGGTCTACTAACAAAAAAACTTTTTGGAAGGATAGACCTATCATCGTACCCGATGGGTATGTCTATACTTCGCAATTTCCTTGCTGAGATACAGGGGCCTTTATCTTATCGGGGCGGTTCACGATACGTAATGCCTACCCGTTTGAACGGGGTTACTAATCTTATTCCCTTTGTGTTTAATGACGCTCAAGCCTACGCGCTCGCGTTTTCCAATGGGAAGTTCCGTATTTTTTCAGACGGCGGTGTTGTAACCGAGGATGCGAAAACTCCTACTGTTATTACTAAAGCTAACCCTGGTGTAATCACCGTTACTACACATGGATACGCTACCGGCGACCAAATTTTTATAAGTGATGTCGGTGGGATGGTTGAACTTAACGAGAAATTCTATTTAGTAGTTTATGTCGATGCCAATAAATTTTCTCTGAAAGACCTCGATGGTAACGCCATAAATACTTCCGGGTTCACTACTTTTACATCGGGCGGTTCGATCGAACGCGTGTATGAGGTAACTTCCCCTTACGCCACGGCGGATTTAGACAAACTTAAATACGCTCAAAAAGCGGATTTAATGTACATCGTTCATCCGGATTTCGAACCGCGTAAATTGATAAGAGCGGGGGAAACGAGTTGGACTATATCGACGTTTACTCGGACAGCCGATCCATTTGTGTTGTCAGTTACTACGCCAGGCATAACCCAAGCTAACCCTTGTGTAGTCAATTCTACCGACCACGGGTTGTCAACCGGCGACATAATAGAGATATACGGCGTGGTGGGCATGACCCAGGTAAATGGGAACACCTATTCTATAGTAAAATTAACGGCTAATACTTTTTCCCTAAAAGACCCTGATACGCTTGTTGACATAAACAGCACCGGGTACACAGCCTACTCTTCCGGTGGGTACCTCTTCCTGCAAGGGAACATGCCCGGTGCTGTCGCTTTTTATGGCGGGCGTTTATTTTACGGGGGTCCTAATAGTGACCCCGAAACCCTATTCGGTAGTCGAGCCCCCGACGATACCGGCATTTCCCGTTTTGACGACTATACTCTTGGCTCAGACGCCGACGACGCTGTTATATTCCCGATAGCTTCGCAGAATAACACGGCTGATAAAATATCTTGGTTCGCAGGGACTAATAAATTCTTGTCGATAGGTACATATGGTGCGATATATAAAGCGTTTGGTGCATCTGAAACTGAACCCATCACCGGAGTCGACATATCGGTATCCCCTGTCGATTTTTATGGGGTACAGGATATAGCCCCTGCGCGTATAGGTACGAGTATATTCTACGTTCAACGTGGTGGGCTTATCGTTAACCGTTTCGCATATAGTCTTTTAGAGGATACATATAGTTCGGAAGATCTGAATGTCCTCTCTGACGAGATAACTGTTACAGGCATAAAACAATTAGCTTTGCAACAGGGGCGATTAAATATTCTATGGGCGGTGCGAAACGATGGCGTTCTTTTAGGGCTATCCACAAAAGAGCAGGAAAAGATAGCCGCCTGGCACACACATTATCTCGGTGGTACCGCGGTTAAAGTGTTAAGCGCTTGTGGTGAACCTCGTTCTGACAATTCTGATAGGCTTTGGCTCGTCGTGGAGCGTGAGATAGAAGGTGTGACTCGGCGGTATATGGAATATTTTGGTGACGACCCAGTGCTTCCTTCTTCCGATGATTTCTATACGGGGAATGAAACTTCAGACTATGACGCTTTTATAAAAGTACAGGGCGAAGTGATGAAACAATTTGTAAGAGTAGATTCATCACTAACCCTTGATACCACGCAATCACTTGGATTGGCGCTTGGCGCTATAACGGGAACGGGCATTACGTTTACTGCGGCGGGTAATCTTTTCTCAGCCTCGGACGTAGGCCGTCGTATAGTGCGTAAATACACTACTGGGTTTGAGTCAGGGGTGGCGGAAATAACTGCATTTACCTCGGCTACCCAGGTTGTATGCACTATACTTGAGGATTTTGAATCTGTTACGGTGCCGGCAGACGGGTGGTATTTGACGGTAACTGAAGTAAATCACCTTGAACATCTGGAAGGGGAAACGGTTACGGTAGTTACAGATGGGTCAGTACACCCTCAAAAAACGGTAGTCGACGGGTCTATAACCCTTGACTATTCGGCGACGGTGGTTCACGTAGGGCTTGGGTATCTCGGTTGGCTTAAAACAATGCCTTTGAATCCTACGACCGCCGTTGGTAATCCTATGACGAGGACTTCTATCGTAGATAAGGTGGGGCTACTTCTAAGAGATACACTCGGCGTTCGTTACGGTACAAATGAGTATCGTTTAGAACAAGTGGTATTCCGTACGACGAACGATCGAACGGGCAATCCGCCGCCACTTTTTACAGGTGCTGAATCGGTACTGTTAAAGGATGGGTACGATGAACAGAAGTTTATACACGTTGTTCAATCTGAGCCGTTACCTTGTACTATACAGGCAATAATACCGTACGTAAACGTGACCGAGGAATAATGGTAAAAAAAATACCCTTTCATCCTGAGCATTTGAAAGTAATGGATATGCGCCCTTACGAGTTCGAGAAAGTGTACCCTTATCTTCCTCAACAGATGCTCGAGTATTATGCGTCTATGGAGTTTTCTTCCACCCTTATGATAGACGGGCAGATAATAACGTGTTTAGGGCTTGTACCACTTTGGGAAGGCGTTTACGAGGTTTGGCAGATACCATCTATATACGTAGAAAAACATAAGTTAGAGTATGTGAAAATATTTCGGCAGATGATGAACACTTACGCTGAAAAATTTAAAATACACCGTTTACAGACGCACTCCCCCGCGGACGATTTCCATAACGCGTGGATGGAGTTTATGGGTTTTACTTTAGAAGGCACCTTAAAACAGTACAGCCGTTTCAAAGAAGATTTCAACATTTGGGCGAGGAGATTTAACTATGGGAGCTGAAATAGCGTTAGGACTGACCGTTGCCGGGATGGGGATGAGTATATACCAAGGGGTTCAACAGGCAAACTCCTCGCGCGCCCAGGCTGAATTGACGAGATCGTATTCTGACATCCAACAGGCTGAAGCTAACCGCGAAGCCGTTAGGATAGAAGAGGACGGAAATCGTTTCGCGCAGAAACAAAAGATGATGTACATAGGCAGCGGAGTTGAGATAGGCGGCTCGGCGGTCGTGACTCTCGCGCAGACAAAAAGATGGGCTAAAGCTGAAGCCGACGCCACGCGCGCCCGTGGTACTGCACTTAAAGAGTATGGTAACCGTACAGCGTCTATACAAGAAGGGCAAGGGCGCGCCGCGCTTATCGGCGGCTTTGCAGACGCGGCTAAAACAGGTTTATCCTATGCCGACGCGAAAGGGTGGATAGAATAATGGGCTCTATACCGGAATACCAAAGAAAACAATTAGCCTCGACCTATGTCGGCGCCGCGCAAAAAGACGATAGTGGTGCTTTAGCTACCCAGGCAGTTCGCGAATCTATCGAACCTACCTTACGTAGCTCTTTAGGGCGGCTTAAAGAGAGAGAAGATCTTCTTATCGAACAACAGGTAAATAATAAACTGATAGGATACTCGTTAGATATTGAGAAGGAAGCCAGAGAACTCCGTAAATTCCATAGCGACACCCCCGAGCAATATCCCGAAAAACTATTGGAAGTGGCTAAGAAAAAAGCCGACGCCCTCGCGAAAGATATACCTAACGCTCGCGTAAGAGATGGCTTTTTAGCGGCGTCTACGACGATACAAAAGCAGATGCCGGCGAACGCCGTGGCTTGGTCTTTCCAGAAACAAGAGGAAAATGCGCTCATTGCTGTTGATGACTCCGTAAGGCAGATAGAACTCATATCCGGAGAGCAGACGGATCCTGAATCTCTTCGCCTTAACCTTTCGTCGTTATATTCTACCGTGCATACCCTTCCCGGCGCGCTTATCGACAGCAAAGTGAAAAACGAGAAGTTTAAAGACGGGGCGGCTAACGCTTTCGCGGCGTACGCGGCGAACATGATACAGGAAAACCCCTATAAGTTCGGGTTAGAGTTAGAACGTGGGGTGTATGACGGATTCATGATACCTACTGATGATGGGGGTTCAGTCCTTTTACCCATAACTGCTACCGAAAAACAGAAATATCTGACTGCCGCAAAGAACGCCGAGGCTACGGCCGAAGCTCGAAAGAACCTCAATAAAACTTTCGAGGACGCGGGATCGCTCAACGTCCTTGCAGAAAAATATTCGAAAGGCGAAGTAGGGATAAAGGAAGTATTGGCAACTGAACGGGCTATCGCTAACGACCCTAAATCGTCTCTTGAGGCAAAAGAGTATATCTCAGCCCTTAGAAAATCAGCGATGTCGAAGAAGGCGGCCTCCGCGGTAGATGATGTGACCGTTCTTGATAGTATCAACTCTAAATGGGCGGCGTTAGAGACGAGACTCGATAAAGGGGTAAAACCAGAGCGTATTATAACTGACCTTCTTAAATTACAGACAGAAATTGAAGAAGCGAGCGCTGAAGGGTGGATAACCCCTGCATCGAAAAGTTTAATAACCCGTAAATTGACCCCTCATGTTTATGCCGGCGCGGCCAAACAGACGGGGTTTTCAATATTAGGGATAGGCGCGGATCCTCTTCACTCTCAATACGGACAGATAGTGAAACGGGTACAGGGTATGAAACTGAACAAGACCCAAGAGATGTCTGCCAAAGCCACTACGTTTCGTAATTTTGTAGAACAGGTAGTCGCGTCTGAAGCGAAGGGTATGTCGGCTTTCATATCCGCTGATTATGCGAAAATGATAGATAAGGCTTTTCTTATGACCCAAGCGGAGTTAAACCCCGGCGCGCAAGAGTACCAGATAGGCGTCGAAGTGCCTACCTCGTATGGGGCGTTCAAGTGTATTGGTTACGACGAAATGGGATCGCCGCTACTCGATTTACCAAAAGAACTTGAAGATAAATTAAGGGCTATGAAATAAAATGGCTATGAGTTTAGACGATATTAAGGTCGCTTCTAATACACCTTCGGTAAAGCCTGACACTCTCGGCAACCGGACAGAGGAAGAGGTTTCTCTTCTTCACCCCGTAGACACTATTGACAAAGAAGAGTATCACAAGTCACAGACAACGAGCCCTGTGACACAGTATCTCGGCAGAATAGGGACTAACCTTACTTTTGGGGTCGAAAAACTCGTTGCTAAAAATGGTCTTGTGGTCTTAGGAGACAAGTTAATATCCCCTATACGCGCCGAACGTGAAAGACGTGAGACCATACGCACCGGGATCCGTCCTAACCTGACAACTCCTGAAGATTTTGAGTTTACACGCCCTATCATAAGCGCCGTGTCTGAAACCGCGGCGTTTCTTAACCCTACGTTACCTCGTATGTTGACGTCTTTCGTAACTGAACACGGCCCGGAACTGATGTCGTCTATGGAAAACGCTAAACTCGCTGATGACATTAAGGTGTGGGATGAAGAGGCTAAGAAATACGGGTTGACAGGCCCTGAATTAGAACGTATGGGTGAGATAACTGAAGGTGGAGCTTTTCCTACTCGGAAATTAGGGATGGATTTGCCGCTATCGAAAGAAGTTGACTCTTTAGGTCGGTACATACGTAATGTCGGGTGGGCGTGGTATCACAATGCGCAGGATAGGTACGAAAGTATACGTCCCGAGATAGTCGCGGGCGAGAAAAATAATCCCGTGGCCACGATGTTCGCCGATGCAACAACTTCTATTTTCGCGGCGGTCGGCGCAGCTACGACAATGGGGGTGGAGATACCCGCTGTTCTATTCGGCGCGTTTCAAGGCACTGAGGAGTATGTGGGGGCGAGAGCCGCGGGAAAGACAAGGGAATTGGCTTTAGCTTTAGGTATCACTTCCGGGTTAACCGAAGGTGGTTTAGAGTATGTAGGTTTGAGTAATTTCTTAAAAGCGGGCGCCGGGAGACTTAGGTTTATAGGAAAAGGACTTCTGACAGAGTTCAGCCAAGAGTTCTCTCAACAGGGTATGCAAGGTGTTCTGGAAACTGCTTTCGGGGTTAAGGAGTTCAACGAAAACACCTTTACTGAAGTCCTCTTGGACTCCCTTATCGCCGGCGGGATAGGCGCGGTAATGGGCGGTGTTACGGCAGGCGGGTTAGCGATGTCTACTCACAAGAACGTGACGAAAACATTAACCAGGGATTTCGGATTATCGAGAGAACGCGCTAAAGCGGTGGCGGATAAATGGATCTCCGGTATGGCGCTTGAGGTAACTGACATATTATCCGACATGGGTAGCTTTACCCCCTCTGAACTTGAGTATGTGGACAAACAGGTAGAGGCGGCCAGGGTCGCTGCGGGGCTTCCCACTAAGCGTCCCGGCGAACCCCCTAACGCTACCACTCCCCCCGAGCCAAAGGTTGACCAAATGGCCAATCTCGCGTTAAAAGCAAGGGCAGAAAACCTCGCTTCAGAGATATTAGCTCTCGAGAAGTCCTTGTCGAAACAAGCGGAAGAGATTATACCGCCGTCCCCCACAGAAGGGGGGAAGGTTGACGCGGAGGTGGATACAGATTTCAATTTCGGGGCAAAAGCCATATCGACTAAGCAAGACATTTTGATGGATATTTACAATAAAATCGATTCGGCAACACCCCCTCAACGGTTCCCTATAAAAGATGAGGATGGATATTTTACGGGTTGGACAGGTAATAAATCCGGTTACCCTAAGTATTTTCAGAATAAAGGGTATACGCGAGAAGAGACTCTTAAAATACTACAAAAAGCCCTCGATGGTGAGAAACTTACCGATAAACAGCAGCATATACTGGATGATCTATACGCGGGAGAGTTGGCACTGACAGGAGAAAAAGTTCTTACCAAAGAAACTGTAAAGCCAGCAGAACCACAGAAACAACCCGCGAAGTCTGATGTGAACAAGTTTAAAGCGACCCGCGAACAGCTTCAGGAAAAGCAGATAGAACTCTATAGTTATCTACTGGGGGATATGGCGGGGGAAGTAACTGACGTTGAGATAGATCCCGCGAAGCCCGTAAAGATAAAGGCGGGAACGCTTAACCGCGCAAGACGTATGTACGCGCAAAAACAGATACAGCGTTTCAAGGAAGGGTATAACGCCGGGCGGGCTATTGCCAAGGACGATATTAAGGCATTTCAGACATACCTCACTAAGTTGACAACTGAGGCGAACTACCTGACGGATAAGCAAAAGACCCGTATTCTCGCCACCATAAAGTCTACGCAGACCGAAGGTCAGTTCCGTAAGCGTTTACCTGAACTCGAAATGCGTATAGCTGAAATGGAACAGGCAAATATAAAAAAGACCATACTCACCGGTATAAACAAGATATTTGAAAAGAGCGAGGGTAAAGGTAAAGGAGTGCACCGCCGGGTGAAATTAGACCCGGATACGCAAGCAGTATTTGATAAATTACGCGCGATGAAGGCTAACCCCGCGCTGACTATCGAGGGGTTCGAGCCGACAGGGGACTTAGTATTCGACCTCTTGGCTAATGATTTACTGACGATAGAGTCGGTATTCCCTACGACAGAACAACTCCTTACCGCCTACGACAACATATCCTCGGCGTATATCTACGGTGTAGGCAAGGCCAAACAACAGCGCGCCAAGTATAATAAAGACCTCGCCGATAAGGTTGATGATGTTATCTTCGACTTAAAGTCCGCGCTTAAAGAGAAAAGCGAAAAAGTCCTGACCCCTGACCAAAAAGTAAAGCCTCAATCGTTTTTTGGTTTACATAGGTTTCTTCCTGGGTGGCGGACATTTCCCGGACTTATGCGTACACTCGCGCGTGCGACGGGCCAAGAGTTAGGTAAGAGCCGGTTAGAGCGTATTACCGATACGACGAAAGCTACCCGTTATACGGAAGCTATCCGTCAAGAGTACATGACTCAAATACAGGCGAAGATGAAAGAGATTTTTAACCTTAAAGACGACGATGCTGTACGGCGCAGGTTACAGGACGATACGGATAGCGTTATAACTCTACGCATAGAAGTGCCTACGCAGACAACTACTGACGAAGAGGGCGCGACTGTCGTAATAAGAACGGAAGAACAGGCGGTCACGTTAAACCGTTTAGAAGCACGAAAGAGATGGATGGAGTGGCAGAGTTCGGAAGGTCGGCAAAGGTTAGAGCGGGGTAATTATTTCACCGAGGAGCACATTAAAGAGATAGAAGAGTTCCTCACCGAACAAGATTTTGCTTTCATAAAGTACCAGCGCGAGACATACGACGCGTTATACGCCCGCGTAAACAATGTATTCCGTCAGTTAAAGGGGTATAACTTACCTTATCGGGACTTCTATACCCCATTTTATTCTACAACTATTGACATTTCTGGTGAACATATTATTGATGTTATGCTCGGTGAAGCCAATATGCGTCCGTCTATTGATTCGAAATCAGCCCTACAGCCCTTGTCTAAAAAGGGCACGGGATTACTCCCCGTCAACGATCTATTAGCCTTTGACAAATATGTAATGGACATGACCCATTTCATAGGGTGGGCTAAAGCGGCGACCGAACTTAAAACTATTTTCGGTGATTCGCGTGTAAAAAATCTCATCGTACAGACATCTTCCGAGAACGTGTTGTCGAGAGTAGAGTATCTTGTCGATACGTTAGTGCGCGGGAGTATACAAAAAGTGGCGGGGAATACGTGGGCTAAGATAGAGAAGATGCGCTTAAATTGGGTAAAAGGGGTATTGGCCGCGAACCCCAAAGTGGGTTTCCCAAAACAGATTTCGTCTTTTCTTCTATACGCCGCGGAGATGCCATCGGTTGATTTTGTAAAGGGGGTTATGGATCTACCCCGCGCTATCGCCAGCGGAGATATAAGGGTGTTGGTGGATAACCCCTTTATGACAAGTAGAGGCTACAACTTTACCCGCGACCTTCGTATGCTTAAAGACATGGCCCGCGAGGACGATCCGTTTTTCATGAAGCAAAACCCGAAGGTGGACGAATTTTTATTATGGTTCATGAAGGCGGGGGATAGAGGGGCTATATACGCCGGTGGGTGGGCGAAGTATAAATATCTTACAGAACAAAAAAAGATGTCGCCAGAACGGGCGCTCGATGAAGTCATAAGGGCTACGAATAGAACACAGCAATCGTCCGACCTCGAACAGATGCCTGCGGTTTTTCTCGACGCTAACCCTATCGTCCGACTGTTAACGACGTTTCGTTTAACACCTAACCAATTCTTCGAGGCGGAGATGGACGCGCTTATAAACGCCAGGCGTATAGGTATCCCCGAACTTGCAAAACGTCTCGCAATATATCACATAATACAGCCGATGTTGTGGCAATTTCTGGCAGACGGGTTTAGATTTGAAGATAAGAAACAACTTCGCGCCGCTATCTTAGGCCCCTACGGGACGATAGCTATAGTCGGAGACGCGTTGACAAATCTCGTAGACTTTGTAATATCTTCAGCCGCGGGAGAGTCATCGCGAGATGCCGGGCTCGACACAATAATAGGTTCGTGGATAAAAGATACTACGGATACGATACGGTTAATGGGTGAAATGATAGATTCCGGAATAGAATATGAAGCGTTCGCGGATGCCCTACGCGAGTTGTCAAACACTATCGCGCCATTTGCCGGGGCTCCGGCGGGAGTGATACGTTACGGAGGGAGTGTTATGAGAGGGGCAATGGCCATAACTGAAGGTGAGTTCGCCGATGCGCTTAAATACTTCCTCGACTACTCGAACTACGCTGTAAAAGGGAAATCGGGTAGTGGCGGCGGTGGGGCGGGCTAATTGCTTTTTCCGTAATGTGTGGTATACTTTTTATCAGTAATAACAAGGAGATAAGGAGATAATGTTATGGCAATAAGTGAAGTTGACACTAAAATACAGGAACAAGGTAACGGCTCAAAGGTTGATTTTGAGTTTCCGTTCGCCATATATGAGGCGACGGATATTCAGGTGTATAAAGTCACGCGCGCTACTAAAGCGCTGATAGGCCCGCTTACAATCAATGTCGATTACACTGTCGTTTTTACGGCGAATGAAGAGAACTCTGGCACCGTCACGTTTGTTGTCGCGCCTACGTCTTTACAAGACTCTTTGATAGTCAGTGTTATCCCTGCCACGCAGGCCGTATCTCTTCCGGTAAACGGCAAGTTCAGGGAGGACCAGGTGGAGAGTATGGGAGATAGATTAACCCGTATTGTACAACAGGTAAAAGAGGCTGTTGACAGAGCGGTCAAAGTTAATCTTCCTTTCGCTATCTCTGGGACGCTTTTAGATCCCGAAGCCAGTAAAGTTATAGGTTGGAACGCCACGGGTGACGGCCTACAGAACTACGACCCGGGAGAAAAAGGGGAAACAGGTGCGACGGGTCCTACCGGCCCGACAGGTCCTACCGGTGCAGCGTCTACGGTACCCGGTCCTACGGGGGCTACCGGTGCGACAGGTGCGACAGGAGCCACTGGGGTGACAGGTCCGACAGGTCCTTCAGGCGGCCCACAGGGGCCTACCGGTCCGACAGGTGCTGCGGGAGCCACAGGCGCCACAGGCGCCACAGGCGCAACTGGTCCGACAGGTGCGACGGGTGCTACAGGTCCTACCGGGGATACAGCGGACATACCCGCGGGAATTGTACTGCCTTATGCGGGCGCTACCGCTCCGACAGGGTATTTGCTTTGTAATGGTGCCACAGTATCTCAAACAACCTACGCTGACCTTTACGCGGTAATTGGACATACTTATGGCGCAGACCCCGGTGGTGGAAACTTTATACTGCCTGATATGAAAGGACGAGTTCCAGTAGGCAAATCTACTGATACTGAATTTGATACTCTCGGAGAAACAGGCGGAGAGAAAACACATGCTCTAACAAGGGCTGAACTACCGACGGTAGCGATGACAACTTACGATTCGGCAACTGTTCAACAATCATTTGGGGCGGGGGTGGCATCTTTTTCAACGCCCGGTGGCGGGCAAGCTCATAATAACCTTCAACCATACATAACACTTAATTACATTATTAAAACGTAAGTAGAAAGGCCACTAACATGTCAATGACAGGCGGATACGCTGATGGACGGCCGGAAGTAAGAACCGTGGTGGTGAAAGAACCGCCGACTGAAACAACGATGGCGGTGCTAAAAGACCTTCAGAACCGCATATCTTTAGCAGAGAAGGATTATGCAGCTCTCACTAAAGAGATAGCGGACGCTCGGGCTGCTTTTGGTAAAGAGACAAGGGTAAGATTAGAAGCCCTTGAAAAGCAGCTGTCGGATATTTACGCCGAACGGAACGCCAAACTGGATTTGGCGGCATCCGAGTTAGCCGATCTCAACGAAACGATAGCTGAGAAAACGAAAGACCTAGAAAATCTCAATATCGCGTTTCATTCAAAGACGGGCATTTATCAAACAAAACGCGAAGAGTGGGAAAAAGGGGTGGTAGAAAATAAGAAGATTAAGGTTGAAAACACTGCCCGAACTTTAGCATTGGACAAGCGTACAGAAGAACTCAAAGAATTAGAAAAGAAAATCGAGGTTAATTGTAAACACGCCGACGACAGATTAACTGAACGCTTAAATGCTGTCATGGTGAGAGAAGATGCGGTCAAGCAAAAAGAGACGGCTCTTAACGCGCGTAACGCGCAAATATCCGTAACAGAGTTGTCTCAAGCTGAAACTGCCCGTAAGCAAGGGGTTGAAGCTGACCGTCTTAGAGAGTGGTCCGATAAATTGGCGGAGATACAGTTGGATAAGAGCGCCTTGGTCACTAAAGAAAAAGAACTTCTCGCGATACAGGCAGACATATCTAATCGCACTAAACAAATGCAGGACCAGGAAAACGACATCTTCTTAGCGCGCTTAACGCTTCGCGCTAAAGAAGAAAATATTAAAAAGCGTGAACAGGCCATTAAGGAGGCGCAGAATGAACTTAGGAAATCCTAATTGTCAGGTAGTAGATTTTTTAGCTTTAGAGGGGGTTACGACAAAAGCGGTAGCGAGTACCGGAGTTGTTTACCTGTATTCTTACCCTACTGAAAAAGGCGCGTCGTATGCTTTTGAATACAAACTCGCTTCCAGTGGGGCGATAGATGTAAAGGTAGAGCTTGAACAGGCCAACGTAAAACCAGCTACGGAAGGATCCGCAGATGGAGACTATGTTGTCCCAGAAGATGCGGCGGTTTTTGATGCGAATGTAGTCAACGCCAACAACCATATAAAAGCCTACGCCCCCGCGGCGACGGGCTTTGTCCGGCTAAAACTTACCGGGCAGGGATCCAATGCGGCGAGCACGGTTATATCCCGCGCGCGTATGTCAATAATCCAGGCGGCTTAATAACTTCGAGGTATATGGATGGGTCGGCTATTCGGTATAGGCTATGATAAAGGGCCAATTCCTGCGAAGAGGGTGACGGTAGATACGTCACCTTTTTCGGGTATACTCTTTGGCGTCGATGATAACGTCCAGGCAATGCTCGAGGCTATAGATGACGCCGGGGTTGGGGCCACTGGTCCGACAGGACCTACCGGTGCAACGGGAGCGACAGGGGCTACAGGGGTTACAGGGGCTACAGGGGCTACAGGGGCTACAGGGGCTACAGGGGCTACAGGGGCTACAGGGGCTACAGGGGCTACAGGGGCTACAGGGGCTACAGGGGCTACAGGTCCTTCTACTGAATC